TCCTTCAATAGTAGTACCATCAGTTGAATATTCAACAATGTCACCATCTCTAAACCCATGATTCTTATAATTGATAGTATCATAAGAACTAGAGATACCAGATGAACTTACTGGCAACTTTCTATATTGATAATCGTAACCAGGATTAATAACTTTTACAGAATTTAAGGTATTTTTAGATTCTGTTCTAAACTTATGAATACCAGCAGCAGTTGTTGCTGTAGAAAATCCTATTGTATTAATACCAGCTACACCAAAAGTAGCTTCTTCTGGTCTTCTGAATAATCGGATTCTTTTAGGATTAATTACCTTAACATAATAAGGTGCTCCATTTACAAGATACTCTGTTATCGTTGTACTTGAAGATTTAAACTCCGTAACTCCAATAGGACTCTGACCATTCTCATTATAATAAATTAATTGCCCATCAACGAAATTATGATTAGATTTGAATGTAATTGTTTCTTCTTCTACATCCAATCCACCAGAAAAGAATATATCTCTACTATCAAACTCAACTTCTCTAAATCTTGGACCAACTACTGGTTGTAAGAAGCAATCCTTACCATTACCACCAGTTAATTTTACCGATGGAACTTGATCAATATCAAAATCTTGTGGATCTACTAATATTTCCTTTACAGTTCCCCTAATAACTGGTTCTACAAGTGCTGTTGTACCTATACCAACAGTTCCATCTGGTTTTGTAAAGGTATTAGCACTTCCTACTACTACTTTAGGTGGATTAGCAACGTCATACCCAGTACCTGAATTATATACCTCAATATTGTCAATTGGACCATAAGTTATAAAATCACTCTTAGTATTAGATCTTATTTGAACACCATTAATCAACAATCCAATATTTTTAGTTGGCTGTTCATCTTTTGATTGTATATTTAAATCCTGATCAAGATGGAATTTTCTTAAAATCTGATTTGGTACTAATTTTCTATTATAATGTTCCTCTAAAGTAAATTCATGTGTTGCATTTGGATCTGCTGGTGTATTAAACGTCTTAGCAGCATCTCTTTGAATCGCATTAATAGTATCATATAATCTGATAACCTTTTCAGTGGGATCTTGTTTAACAAAATAACTAGTACCACTAACCAACCCAAGAAGAGGTTTAGTTGAGGTATAAACTATAGAATCACCAGTACGGAATTTAACTTTATCGGCAAATTTAATCTCAGTAAAGTCTCTCTCAATGCCTGTTAGAGCATCGACAATACCTGTTTGTATATTTGGAGCTGATCCATTAGGAATGATGCCTCTCAGAGGTTCCTGATTGATCTCCCTACTTGATAATGAGTTAGAAGCAGCGTATCCAAACTTATTTCCCTCAACATAAACATTTAAGGTGTCTCCAAGAATCTTATTGTTATCAGATATCTCTATTCCGTTAACATTACTTGAAGAATAAGTTGCTTTCTTTAAATTTCTTCTTATATCATAAAATACAGAAGAATGTGGTTCTCCAGTAATAAAGTTTACACCTTCTCCAGTGAATGTAAATTCACTATCAATTCGTTTAACTATACCACCACCAATTCTATCATTACTTCCTCTACGGATTATATCAAAACTATCACCAACCTTTAAACTAGACTTATCAATCGGACTTAAAAAGGTAAATGAAGTTGTACCACTATTAATTGATCCTTTTATCTCATATCTAGAACTTGTATTATAAATCCAAGAATTTGCAAATATTTCTTTGTATGATTGAGTAGTTTCTGCTGGATTTTGAATATATTCACCAACATTTTTTACATATATCTCTTGTCTTTCTGTAATTAATGCTATATCAGATTCTGGAACAAATTCTGATAAAACACCAGTAATTCTTAAATCAACCCTCTTACCCAAATCCCCATTTTCATATCCAAATATGGTTTCAGTCGATCTTAAATCACTAGCAATTCCAATATCACCAGTTATACTACTACACCCAAAGAATTGATTAACTGATTTGGAGGTATAAGTAACAACTCCAACTTTACCATCAAGATAATCTATAGTAAAGTTGCCAGTTTGTCCAAATCCAATAGTACTGTCTACTGAAACGATAGAAGAACCTGAAGTAGTGTTTTCCATTACCTTGGTTTTACCAGGTATGGTAAAAGTTCCTTCTATCAAATCTTTATCATTAAAACCAACAAAGAGGGATAATTTATAATAGGTTTTATTATTTCTAGATAAAATTTCAACTTCAGATACTGAAGCATTTGTTCTCAAATCTGTAGATTTGAATACTGTTTGACCAACTAAGTTTTGAGCATCACCACTAATCAAATCCGCAATAATAACTTCTCTACGAATATATTCAGCACTTGATGGTTTAACTAAACGCTCTTCAAGATCTATAACTTCTGCTTCAACACCATACAATACTTTAAAAAGTATTCTAATAGATTCGGCAATACCCTTTGATTGGTAAAATGACCTAGCATTTTTTATAAAATTACCAACATCAACACCATCGGCAAATTTATTATCCTCTAATCCAGGTAAAAATGTTCTTTTTATCTTTTTATAAAATTCTTGTAAGAATAGAACACTTAAGTTAGTAACAGTAGAGTTATTATTATGACCAGAAGCACTAGTATCTTCAAATATTAAACTCTCACGGTTAACATGATCTAATGAAGATGTTATTCCAACATTATATCCACTAATTCCACTAAAACCACGAATACATCCAGTAAAGGTTGTATCAGTCTTTCCAGTATATGTAATAATCTCACTACCAATCTTTAAAAGACCATACGAGGAGGGAAATCCTGTTGTAGTGGTAACTTCAATTACAGTATCAGTTATAAGTACATCTTTTGATAATGTAGTTGTTCCAGCAACAACTTCAGGAACTAAGTTATCAACCTTAATATATCGATCAATATTATCAAGTAGATCGGAAGAACCTCCTTGCTGTTCTTGAGAAGTATAGTAAGTCTTTAGAAGATCAACAGCTAATGGAAAATCAGCAACCACAAATTCGGGTAACTGACTTTCAATAATACGATTTACTTGTACTCTTTTCTCAAATTCTATACTCATTCTACTTTCTTTCTAGTGTTCCGTTAGAATAACTTGATGTGTAATAGTCTCTGGAGAATACCACGCCTGATACATCCTCTCCTGAAGCAATTACGTCTTTGACCATATTTATCGTACTATTAGAAGCATCAAAATTTAGGTATAAATCTTTCAATCCAATTACATCATTTGAATCTGGGAATGCTTGTATTTCAATCAAGTTGTTGGCAGCAACTGTAGACGTTATATTTATTGTATTAAGTATGATCTCTCCTTTCTTATAATCAACTATACCAACGTCCTTGGCAACAATCTTTAATTCATCCTTAGCGTCCTTAGAGACAAGACAAAGAACACCTTTTTCAGATAAATCCAATTTACCATTTTCGTTTGTATTTGGTATATCAGTTAAATAAACTATATTTTTCCACCCAGAGATATAAAAACCAGTACTCTTGATATTATAACCTTCTGGGTTAATATGGAATCTATTACCAAAGCACAATTCATATTGTGCAAACTGATTAATTAATGCCTTTAAATCTCTCCTAATTCTAACTTTAGTAATATTAGAAGTAATACCATCATCAACTCTATCAATAAGTTGATTAATCTTACTATACTTAAATCTTCCACCAAATTTATTGATGTCTATTGTATTTGAATAAATTCCAAGAGCATCTATTATACTTGTTTTTAAGATATTAGAATCACCAACTTGTGAGGTGTTGTAATAAACAGTTGATTCAATCTCAACATATAGTATTTTAAGATCAATAATTTCAGAGTTTATACCAGCAATAGCATAATTCTTTAATTTGTTTTTGATTTGCTGTTTATCAAAATCAGAAACATAAGTACCATTTTTTGGTTTGATACTGATCTGTACTTTACCAAATTGTGGGGGTGATAGTTCTTCTCCACCAACAACAGCAATTGATTCTGTAGCAGGATAGATTGTCTTTATTATTGCCTCGTAATCTCTTGGTGTAACCGCCCTGTACTGTGCGGAATATAGTCTAGGTGACAAATACTTGATTGATGATATGTCCTCGTTTTCTGATCCATTAGCGGCAGGCTGAACGGTTGTTATGTTTACAACCGCACTTGGTCTAACAGTAGCACCATTAGGTTTAAGAAAGGATCCTTGAAAATCAAAAACACTTGCTCCATTACTACCTACACCATTACTAACGATGTAACTAACAGTAACAAGATCATCATTCTCTAGTTTTTTACCAAAGAAACCATCTCCAAATAGTATTTCAACCTTTTCATCTTGTATTTCTTGTATCAAATATATCTCAGAGTCCTTATTTAAGTTTAAAATGTTATCCACACCTTTAAACTCTCTACCCATACTACCAACTTGAGAGTTTTGTACATTGACTTTGATAGTTGATGTATCAATATTCTCATTGTCTAGTATAAATTTCTGATCAGAAGGTACTCTAGCAACAAAACTAGATCTTAAGAACGTTCCTTGAGTTACTTCTATGGCAAAATCAGATACTCGCTTACCTAAAGAGTCTGTATATACCCTAGATGTTATTGGTTCTGTAATAGAGAACCTATAAGAAGTATCATTTGCACTTCCTATACACACTAAACCACTATTTAATGTAAGGTGAGTAACATCAGCACTAGTATCCTCAATTTCAACCTGAAAACTTATAGATGCTTTTGCTGATGTAACAGAGCGAGGTATGTACCCTATGTTCCTTGCCAAAGAAACTACATTTTCTCTTATAGTTGCTGAGTCTAAGAACGTTTCATTTACTGCTAAATTGGCATTAAATGCGTTTATGTACGTATTATATGCTAAAGTATCAATTAAAACCGAAAAGTTAGATCCCTCAAAGTCAAAATCAGTAAAATTTGAGTTTGCTTGAAGATGATTTCTTATTTGAGTCTTAATTTGACCAAAATCAAGGTCTTGAAATTGTGTATATGGCATTATTTTACCTAGTTGGTTCTAAAATAAAGGTAAATGATTGGCGTGGTAGGGGTATACCAATAATATCGTAGAAGACAATCACCTCAAAAGCATTAATATCAGGTGCTCCAATGATTTCTGTCTCTACGTTACCAACTCTAGGTTCATAATTTCGTATAGTCGTCCTAATTTGGTCATCAATCACCGATATAGTACTGTTTGTATACATCTCAAATAGAGAATCACGAATATCAGTACCTAAAAGAGTGTTGAAAAACCTTTCTGTTGGTATTGTTTCTACTAAATTACGCACAGAACGCATAATTGCACGTTCATTGATTAAAACAGGCAAATCCTTCGTAACAGGATGTGGTACGAAGGACAAACTTATGTCTTTAAATGCTTGAGATGTGCGTTTTTCAGCCATTAAGGAGATTATTTAGTATTACCTCCTATTATTTAGACAAGATTTATGAATTTTGTAAAATGGGAGGACTTTCCTCACCAAAATCTTGAAATTGTATCTTATTTGTTGGAAATTCTTCGACCCAACCCGTCATAATGTACTTATTACCACCCATTGGAGGGTTTCCACGATGTGTATGAGTCCATCCAGCAGGAAAAATAACGAATTTACCCTTTTCGGGAGTAATACGGCACTGCTGATAGAGAAATTCAGTTTCTCCACCCTCAAATTCATCATTTAAGTATAACAACGTCACTAATTTACGATAAGGGTCTTCTGGATCAGCATCATGATGCCACATATGATACCCCTGAGAGGGACGAGTCTTCTGAAACTTGGCGTATTTGAACTCAAAGGCACGAGTATTCAATATATCGTACTTTTTATAGTAATCACGAACACATCCCAGTACAACGCTATGCCATTCATTTAAAACCTCTGATATACTTAATGTGAGTTCATCCACTAGAAGTACATTTGTTAGACCAACTTGTTCGTCTGATACAATATTACGATTATTTCTTGGTCCTGTTGCTCCTGCTGCTACTAACTTCTCATAATACTCAACTAAAGAGTCACAATCCAAATTGGTTTTAAACTCTGATATAAAGTTATCATAATGCTTACTAATACCAAAAAAGGAAGATTCATTCATCTTCCTTGTCCTTTGTACTTTTTACGAGCAGCGTTACGTGATGTTGCCGCATACTTAGTGTGTTTACCTGTTCCTTGCCGAGTTTTCTTCGGGGTTGTCTGAACGTATTCACCAGTACCGAATCCACCCATTTTTGTTCTAACTACCATTAGTCATCCTCAATCATTACTGTTTTTAAATTGGTAGGATCAGGCACACCACAATCATAAAACTGCTGTGCCAAATCCTCTGTCTTATCAAAATACTCCTCTTGGGTTAATCCCTCAAAGGCAATCTTACCATCAATTAGAATATTATACTTGGTCATTAGATTACCCTTGTCTTCTCATGACCTACACGAACACGAGGATCACACCAGATCTCAAACCCTGCCTCTTTCGCATCTAGGCAGAATGAAACATCCTCTCCGCACATATCCTGTACTTCACCTGATTCAAAGACTTGCATCTTTGGAGCGAACCAAGGGTAAGGCATACCTTCATGTTCAAACAC